CCTCCCACAACTCCCCCTCAAGGTAACGATGGAGGACCAGGAAGAGCCCCACCCGGTGGTGGAACTGGAGGTGGCGGAGGCGGTGGCGCAGGAGCTGCAGGAAATGCACAAACACCAACCGCTGGTGGACCTGGAGGAAGTGGATCAAGTGGTTGGCCTGGAGATTGTACAACAAGAGCTGGAGGTGGCGGAGGAGCTGTAGCTAATCCTTCGGGACCTAGTCAAGCTGGTGGTTCTGGTGGTTCTGGTGGCGGCGGAGCTGGCACTAATTATAATCACCCTGGAGCAGAGCCAAGTGCAGACAGATCAGGAACTGCTAACACTGGAGGCGGTGGTGGAGCTGGCGGAAGACCTGCTGGCCCTTGTGGACCTACATCAGCTGACACTAATAAATTTGGAGGATCTGGAGGTTCAGGAGTTGTCATTGTATCTTTTGCAAACAGTGTTGTAGGGAACGACAGAATAACAGGAGGAACTAGAACAACAAGTGGTTGTAATGTAATTCATACATTTAATGCAACTGGCTGTTTTGTTGTTCCATAATGTTATGGCTCATTTTGCAGAAATAGAACAAAAAACTGATCCAACAGGATTTACTACAAAAACACAGTGGATTGTAAAAAGAGTGGTTGTGGTAGACAATGGTATTTCAACTTCAAATGGTCCCTTAGGAGACAATGATATGCACGAGGATGGAGAGGCTTGGTGTAAAACTTGGTTTAAAGGTGGCGAGTGGAAACAGACTTCTTACAATTCAAAATTTAGAAATATATATGCTGGAATAGGTTATGTTTATGATTTTGAAAAAGATATATTTATTCAAACACAACCTTTTGCATCTTGGACATTAAACGCTGACAACAAATGGCAACCTCCCGTGGCGATGCCACCAGATTTTGTTAGCACTGTTAATTCACAAACAAATAACCAATCTTATAGGTTACACCCTAGTTGGGATGAAGAAAACCAAAGGTGGTATGTTGAGGATGTTGAAGTAGACAATACCACTACAATTATACGTATTTGGAATCCTGAAACTTCATCTTGGGAAAATTAAGCTATTTACTTTTATTTTTAAATAAATAATATCTAAAATAGAAATGAATTTTAGAAATAATTACTGGGCTTTTCAAAATGTCTTACCTCATCATTTATGTAATTCAATAATAAGATATGCTTTGACAAAACAAGATCAAACAGCTCTTACAGGTGGAACTACAAATTTTAAAAATTTAAACCAACAACGACAAAGAAATTTATTTAAACAAAGAAATTCAAAAATAGTTTGGTTAAACGATCCATGGATTTACAGATATATTATGCCTTTTGTTGCGAAAGCAAATATTAATGCAGGTTGGAATTTTCAATATGATGTTTCAGAACAATGTCAGTTTACTAAATATGGCGAAGGTCAGTTTTATGATTGGCACTGCGATAGTTTTGATGATCCTTACGGAGAAAGAAACCAGAAAAATGTAAGTGATGAGTTTAAAGGAAAAATTAGAAAACTATCTGTAACTGTTTCTTTATCTGATCCTAACTCTTACAGGGGAGGTGAATTAGAATTTTCTTTTAGTGGGTCACCTAATCAAAGACCTGTAACAGAAGAGTGTAAAACTATATTACCAAAAGGTTCTATTGTTGTTTTTCCCTCTTATGTGTGGCATAGAGTTAAACCTGTTCTCTCTGGGACAAGATATTCTCTAGTTATTTGGAACTGTGGAAATCCTTTTGTATGAGCAAAGATAAATTAACAGAATCTTGGTATTTTGCATCTCCAATATATTTTATGCAAAAACATGAGTGGCTTGCTGATTTAAATAAATTATCCGATCCATACATAAAATTAGCAAAAGAAAAAAACCAAGCTTTTATAAATGAAAGGAATAAAAATTGGGGTGGTGATAAAAAAGATCACGGCCTAGTTCATCACTCTACAAGTTTAATAGAAAGACCAGGATTTAAAAAATTTACAAATTGGATAGAAGCTACATCTTGGAATTTATTAGATGAACAAGGTTATGATTTAACTAACTACAAAATTTTTACAACTGAAATGTGGGTTCAAGAATTTGCTGAAGCTGGAGGCGGGCATCACGCTTTACACACACATTATAATGGACACATATCTGGATTTTATTTTTTAAAAGCAAGTGAAAAAACATCACTACCTATCTTTGATGATCCAAGAGCAGGTAAAGTAATGAATGATTTACCACAAAAAGACCCAAGCAAAATTACTCCAGCTAGCACACAAGTTAATTATACAGTTAGACCAGGTGATTTAATTGTTTTTAATTCTTATTTACCCCATCAATTTAGAATTGACGATGCGTATGAACCATTTAGATTTATACATTTTAATTGTGCAGCCATTCAAATAAATGATGTTTTATCAAAGTACGGTGAGAAAAGGACAGATGATAGAAATAAAAAATAATTTTTTATCGCCACAATATTTTCTCATGTTAAAAGGGTTACTAGAATCTGATGAATTTCCATGGTATTTTAACGGTCATATAGTTTCACCAAAAACAGACGCAATAGATCACATTCAATTTACACACACTTTTTATGTAAATAATTCTCCACATTCAGATTTTTATAGAAATTTATCACATATATTAGATATTATTAAACCAAGTATTTTAATTAGAATTAAAGCTAATCTACAACCTATAACGCCAAGTATTATTAAACACCAAATGCATAACGACGAATTATCTGATCATGCAAAAATAACAACAGGTATTTTTTATGTTAATACAAATAACGGAAAAACAATTTTTGATACAGGAGAAGAAATTAATAGCGAGGAAAATAAATACATAGAGTTTGATTCTACAAAATTACATACAGGTACAACTTGTACTGATCAAAAAAGAAGACTTGTTATAAATTTTAATTATATAAAATGAGTGGTCTTATCTTTAAAAAAGATATTACAAATAAAAATATTATACTAGATCCTAATTATAATAATTATCAAGTTATGATGGAATGGGAAAAACCTTACATGAAAGCATTAGTTAAAAATTTAAAACCAGAAGGTCATGTTTTAGAAATTGGTTTTGGTTTAGGTTACTCAGCCACAGAGATACAAAAATATAATATTAAATCACACACAATTATTGAATCAGATCTTAATGTAATTGATAAACTAAAACTTTGGGCTAAAAAACAAAAACATAAAGTTATTATTATAGAGGGCACTTGGCAAAATGAATTAAAAAAATTAGGTAAATTTGATTCAATTTTTTTTGATGATGCACCCTCTAAACAAGAGCCTGATAAAGAGCAAATTAGAGTTTATATTTTTTATTTTAAAATAATTGAAAAACATGTAAATAAAAATGCTAGGATGACTTGGTATATGGACAAACCTATTTACTGGATATGTCACCCTTATACTGAATGGAATATAAAAGAATTTAAAATTAAATCTCCTGAACACTGTAAATACACAAAAAATAATATAATGTTTTTACCATTGCTATATTTTAAAAAAGGAGTTATAGATAATATAAAGAAATTAATCATTACTAAAAATTTTGATTTAAAGAAATTATAAAATGTCATTTAAAAAAAATAAATATCTTGTAGTTAAAAAAGCTATATCTCCAGATCTAGCTGATTTTTGTTATACTTATTTTTTAAATAAAAGAAGAGTAGCAAAATTTTTATTTGAGGAGAAATATCTACATCCTTACGAAACTATGTTTGGTGTATGGAATGATGAACAAGTTCCAAACACATATTCTCATTACGCAGATTTAGTTATGGAAACTTTGTTACTAGGTTTAATTCCTAGGATGGAGAAAGAAACTGGTTTTAAAGTTTATCCAACTTACTCTTATGCTAGAATTTATAAGAACGGTGATGTTTTACACAGACACTCAGATAGATTTAGTTGTGAAATATCTACAACTTTAAATCTTGGTGGTGACCCTTGGCCAATTTATTTAGAGCCCTCTGGAAAAAAAGATATGGCAGGTTTAAGAATAGATTTGCAACCCGGTGATATGCTCATCTATAGAGGGTGTGATTTAGAACATTGGAGAGAAACTTTTGAAGGACAAAATTGTGGTCAAGTTTTTTTACACTATAATAGTCAAAATAGTAAAGACGCAGAAAAAAATAAATTTGATGGTAGGCCTATGGTAGGTTTACCTGGTGATTTTTCAAAAGATAAAATAACAAAGTGATAATAACTAGTGTTAATAATATTAAATTTTATAGAAAATTTAATCTTTGTAAAATAGAAGACTTAAAAAATATTAAAGAAGCTGTAGATTTAGAATATGCTAGGGGTAACATAGTTTGGGAACTTCCTTCATATCCAAATTTTCCTTTATATCAAACATGGAGTAATTTAGATGAAAGATTAAAACATGTTTCATCTTTTAATAAGTTAAAAGACAAAGTTATAAAATTAGTAAAAAATATTAATAAAGATTTTAAACTGGTTAGAACTTGGTGTAATCTTTCGGTTGAAGATAATAAATATGTTTTTCATTCTCATGACACAAAATTAAGTTGTGTGTTTTATTTACAATCTAACCAAGATTGTTATGGTCTACGTTTAAAAGATCAAAAAATTATTTTTCCCGCAATAGAAAATTCTATTATAATCTTTGACGGCTCAGTGCCTCACTCTATAGAATATATGCC